TCGATGTATCGCTTGCCACTCGGATCAATCGTCATTTAGCGGCCCTGAATCAGCTCGGCGTCTGCGTCATCATCCGGTCGACTACGCATCGCATCCATCGCGCGGGCCTCGGCGAGGAACGACACATACATCTGCGCCACGCGCGCACTCACTTGGCTGCTATCGCCACCAACGAGCAACGGCGCTGCATAAAACGCAAGTTTACACGCCAAAGCCTGAGTAAACAGTACGGGAAACTTCGTCACGTCGGTCACGGACTTGACGTATTCCATGATCACGTCGGTGTCGTAATTGCAATACAACAGCTTGCTGGTGTCGTCCTCGCCAGTCCAGAACACCGGCCAGTTCGATCGGATCGGCGTGCGGTTGCCGTCGACTAGCCGAAGCGGCTGCAGGATATCCGCAGGCATGCGATAGGCATACGCCCAGTCTAGCGTCGGGTCCGTCAACCGCTTTTTTGCGATCGTGAAGCTCGAGCCAGCCGCCTGCACCGTACTCGGCGTGACGTAGTACGTCGTCGCGTTGTGGCGCGTATTCAGGGTGTACGCCACGCTATTGATCGTGACCGTGTCGCCAACGGCAAGATACGGATCTTGAGAAACCGTAAACCGCAACTCAAAGTTGCCGCCCTGCTGGACCGCCTCTACGGTGCCAGTGCCATCCTGCTCGAGAAAATCGAAATACCGCTTGGCAAACGTCCACGGAAACGCGGTGAGCACCTCATCCCGCGACTGCGCATAAAACCGCCGAAACGCACGAGCGACCGCCGTCTGATCCGTCGTGACATCCGTAATCGTATCGGCCATCCCAAGATGCCCGAGAGCCAACTCACAGATCGCCTCTACGCTCGCCGCCATGGTTCCTCCACGTCACCACTTGACTTTGTTCGCCCAGTAGGCGGCACTCAGCCGTCCCTTGGCAATATTAGCTGCATGTCGAGCCCGGAAGGATTCTCGACGCTTTCGCGCAGACGTACTTTCGCCCTCACGCCGTGGCGAACCAGAAACACCCTGCTGCCCGAATCGGATCAGCCGGATCGTGTCGCCCACTTTCGCAAGGACCGCATGGCTCTTGTCGGGATGGCCCGGCGTGCGCTTGGGCTTGTTATACCCCGCGAACCGCTCACCACCGCGCTCAATAGACATGCTATCGCCCTCGCCGCGTCCGAGCAGGCAACTTCTTCTTTGCCTTGCTGGGCGTGTGGGCGATCATCTTCTTTGCTTCCGCCTTGCTGAGGCCCGGCACCTTGGCCGTGCCGCCAGCCACTGCATACATCAACCGCATTTGCGCCTTGCTCTTTAGTGGCATGTTACTTCCCCTTCTTCTGGTTTGCGGCCCACGCGTTATCGACCAGATTCGGGTACCGACGCCCAGCACGACCAGCCCGGGCTTTTGCCGCTGCCTTCTGCGCAGCCGTCAGTCGCGTCGACTTCTTGTTCGGATTCTTCTTGTCCCAGAATGCCATGACAGTCTCCGGTTATCCCACGAGGGCATCAGAGGCCCGGCTGGGGTTGGCGGGAGCGTCTGCCCCCGCCTTCCCCTTTGGCCGTCCACGCGGAGCGGCGACTGGCGTGGGCGTGTCGTCTATCAGCTCCATCCATGAGGCGATTGGCGTGCCATTCGGGATCTCAAACTCATCACCCTCGTACACACGATGTTCGCCATTGAATGCCACTGGTACCGTTACACGCACACGCATCAGTCAATCCTCTCCGTCAGTGAAGGTTACGCGCCAACCGTGAAGCCAGAAGCGAAGTACTTGTCGTTCTGGACCATCGAGGCGGGCTGCACAAACGCGGTCACGGTGACGGTCGGCGTCGTGCCGGTCACGTCATAGTACGCCGCGAGGTGCGTGGCCGTCGACGCAATCCGGTTCTGCGGAAGCAGAAGCGCGAAGCGCGTGCCAGCGGTAAGGGCGCTGCCAGCAATCGCCGGAGTCTCCACGATCGAGACCGCCCCGGTCGTGCCATCGCTGGCCGTCGCCGTACGCACGGCGAACTTGTAGGTCTCGTCGCCGGTGGTGTAATCCGCCGCAACGTCGATCACGAACACCACGGCGAGGGGCTCGCCGATTCCGACGTCAACGCCAGCCGCGCCAAGCGCGAGGGCGTTCGTCGACGCCGCGTCAGCCGTCACGGCCTGCGCGTCGGAGAGAAGAAGGAAAGCATCAGTACGCATGTGTTAGTCCTCTAAGTAAATGGTCAGTGATCAGACGGCGGCTTCGTTCTCGACGATCTGATCGACCGTGCGGATCGGGATGCCACGGAACATGGACGTCCAGATGCCGTCGACAACCTGATACGAGAGCTGCCCGCCACCAGCGACAGCAGCCTGACGCTGGATGTCGAGGTACTGCGCAACCGTCCGGTTGCAATAGAACGCCGCACGGCCAGCCGCGAGCATCGGGATGCGATGCACAGCCTTGGTCATGAACTTGGTCAGGTCAGCCTCGCTGGCCCCGCCAAGGTTCGAGACGTCGATCGAGCCGATACGAACAACGTAGCGCCAGTCACGGATGTGCAGGCCCATCTCCCACTCGTAGTGGTCGCGGTAGCCCTCCATGAGCGCCCCAGACACGCCACCGGCGTTCTCAATCACCTGCAGCCCGTAGTCGGTGTGCTTGAGGCCAGCGGTCGACCCCTTCGGGTAGATGCCGTGGCAGTTGTCGCCCCACACCACGAGGAAGATCGAGGTGTTGTCCGAGCCCGAGCCGCCCGCATCGAGGACGTTCTGGCCGGTGCTGCCCGTCGGGGAGGCGTAACGCGGGGCAAAGCCCGTGAACTCCTTCTCGTCGGTGTTGCTATTGCCATAGAAGAGCGTGCCGACCATCTCCTGATTCATGGCCTCGATGAAGGCCGAAGCCTCCGAGAGACGCCACGCGGCGGTGTTGCCGTTGAGGTCAGCGACCTTCTTGTCGATCTCGCTCCACGCATCGAGGATCGCCGTCTGGTCCTCAGTCTGCGCGGTCTTCGACTTGGTCGGGGTGGTACCCGCGTTCACACGACGCCACGACACGCCCGGAAGCGTGGTGCGGGCGGTCGAGCGATGACCGGTCGGGAGGTTGCCCTCCTTGAAGACCATGTCCTGCAGGATCGGGTTGGTCTGGGCAAGCAGCTCGGCAATCGCCGCAATCTTGCCATCGGGATCAAGGCGCTTCGCGACGTCAACGAGCGTCGGGCGCAGGGTCGAAAGTTCAGCCATGGTTCAGATTCTCCAGTGTGATTTAGCCGTAGATGCGCTCAGCGAGCGTCTTCGGCTGTGACTTGTGCGACGTGCTGGGCACGACAAATGTGTCCTCACCCATCGCACGGTAAATGCGCGTCAGCATCTTGATCAGTGCAGGGCTCGAGCCCAGTCCGGTCTCCTCGAGAAAGTCCCGGACGCTGGCATCCCCGAACCGATCCAGCACCTGACGACTGTGCTGTACCGATTGCTGCAGCCGCTCGGCGGTCCCGCCAATATCGGGGTCCGACAGCGCCTGCTTCTCCATGTCACTTACCCGCGCCTTCCAGAGTTCGCCGCCTTTGGCATTCGCCTCCATCAGCCCCTGCTGGTAGCTCGCGACCTCTGCATGCAGCGCCTGCGCAATAGCCTGTGCGGACTCGTCGGTCGTGACCTTGAGGCTCTTGGCCAGCGCGGTCACGCGCTCGAGGGCAGAGGTATCCAGCGGCGAGTCGTCGGGCAGCTGGAGCTTGTAGGTCTCAGGGACCGTAGGCTCGCTGCTGGACGGCTGGTCGGAGGGGGGCGTCAGCAACGTCCCCACGGTGGTGTCCTGCGACCCCTCGGATGAGGGGGTGCTGCTGCCGACCGCCGGGCTCTCGGGAGTGGCGGTGGGGTTACCTGCGTCGGTCATCGAGTAGCTCCTGATTGCGGGCTTCCTGCATCATCAGCGGGATCGTGGCGTTGTCCACGCTGTCAATCCGCTCCATCAGCTCAATGCCGACGTCGCGGCGTCCTTCGCGGTAGTGGATATCCGGGTTCGGTGCCCGGATGCGCTCCCACACGCCCGCACTGGCAATAATGCGCCACAACACCCGGCGACCACGGGCATCGCTCAGCACCCACGCCAAGTCGGCGTCCGCCAACAGGTCGGTGTGACGCTTGTCTTTGTTCATCGCATGTCGGGATACATGCGCTCCGCCAGCCCCTT